GTTGTGGTGTTTCCCTTACCAACTTGGTAGAGTCTACCGGGGATGGCAGTAGTACCAGCGTGCTGACCTGATAGTGGGTCACCAGTGTAGGGGATTGTGCTACCAGAAGCACCAGCACCAGCAGTGTTACCTGGCTCGTTGTAGAATGCTTCGATACCAGATTGATCGTCGTAACGTGATCGCATAGCGAAGATGAGTCCGGTGGGACCAGTCATAGGCTGGACACCGCAAACATCGTAAGCGATCATGTTAGGCATAGCACGACGAACGAGAGAGATAAGAACAGGATCGAAACCCTTGATCTCACCTTCACCGCCAACGACAGGCGACATACCACCAGCGAGTTTGTTAGTGGGTGCTGCTTCGTTTAGTGCTTGCTGTTGGTTCTCAAGGAGGACCGCAGTAACAGACTTACGGTAGTTATCCTTGATAGGAGCGTAGTCGCTGTGTTCGAGGACTGGCTCCCACTTCTTATGAAGTTGTTCGGTCAGTAGATTGTCTGACATTTTGTTTCTCCTTTTACTTTGAGTAAAGTCTTTCTATGTATAAAAACTTCGGATTAGACTGATTGACTAGGACGGTTGGAAAGTCGAGACATGCTTTGAACGAGATTATCCATCACGCTTCCGCTCTCAACGAGAGGAGCGGATCCATCGGAACTCTCCTCAATTTTCTCTTCGCTTACGATGGTGTTTTCACCAAAGTAAGACTCTTTCAGGATGTTCAACTTATCGACATATTGGGCGTTATCGTCGAACTCAATCCCTTCTGATAGAGACTTGAACTTCTCTACTTCAGTGTCAGTCAGCCCCTCACAAGCGGAAACAAAAGCCTGTTCACGCTCAAGATTTTCGCTGATCTTTACTAGTTCAATATTCTTCTCTAGTTGTTCTTGGAGTTTACCTTCGAGTTCCTCGACTCTGCTATTAGCAGTTTCAAGTGCATCAAACTTCTCCTCGGGAATGCTAATGTTGTGGCTCTCGAAGAGTTCTCTGAGACCTGAGATAAAGGACTCGGAGATTTCGTTCTTGAGACCATGCTCAATTGCAATCTCGTTTTCTTCAGCCCACTCTTTGACAACGTAATTGAGATAGTCATCAAGTTTAGTGGTGAGTTCGTTTGTTACAGTTTCAAGTTCTTCAGCAAGACGGGCATCATACTGCTCCTGTAGTTCGGCAGTCTGTGCTTCGACTCTTTCGGAAATAGCAGACTCAAAAATGACAGATGCTTTATTGCGGAAATCTTCAGAAAGATCTTCGCCACCGAAGAGAGCATCCATATGCTCTTTCATCTTCATGGACATTTCTTTCTTCATATCCATTTCCTTCTTCATCTGCATTTCTTTTGCCATCATTTCTTTCATCTTGTACTCTTCTTCTTCTTCTGCTGAGGCATCTGACTTCTTCATATCAGTGGTTTTCTTGTTCTTCTTAGCATCAGCATCCTTAGCCTTGGGGTCCATTACTGCGACCTTCTTGCCTTGCATGTCTTTGCTTTCCTTACCACCGATTGATTCCTCGTCAGCCTCTACAATGGTTTCGTCTTGAATCTCTTCGGATTCAAGCACTTCTTTTGCTGCTTCTAGAGCATCGATTTCGGACATGAGAATTCTCCTTTAGTTGGAATGACTGTTGTATTTATATTTTTTAGAGCCTAGAGAGGAAATATTTGAACATCTTGACCTTTGCTTCGTCAATCTTTCTTCTATCAGCCTTGGAGAGTTCCTGTTGCATGATTTCGATCTCACGCGGCTGTAGAACCCCATTCTCCCAGACCCACTCTTTGTTTTCCATGACACCGTTGACAAACGCATCTGGAGCAGATGGATCGGCAACAATATCAACGGCTGCAAGCATGAAGTCCTCTTGGACCTCATTGATACCTGCATCGTTTTTCTTGAGGGATCCCATACCGCGAGATGACACTCCGAGTTTTGCACCCTCGTCAATTAGATTTTTTACGATTTGTCCGTAAGGTGTATCAAGGATCTTTGCACGACCCATGATGTTGTTTCCATCCACCTTCATTTCTTTGATAAGGTGTGAGACTCTTTCAAGATTTACTGTCGGACCTTCAGGGTGACCTAGTTCGCCCATCGCTCGACTGTTTGTGACATACTCTTTATTGTATCTCTTGACCTCTTTCATCAGGGTCTTCTCAGGATATACTCTGCCATTACGGTTCTTCTGCTCTGCTTGCATGAAGATACCCTCGATGTAGTAGTCCTTTTTACCAGACTCCTCATCGGCTTCGCAGATAAGTTTGATATCCTCAGTCGTTTCCGTGATCAGTAGCATCCGTTGGTTCCTCCGGTTCTGGTGTTTCTGTCTCTGTCTCTACTTCAGACTCAACTTCACTTTCAACTTCAGATTCCACCTCTGATGGAACGTCCACATAGGTGTGAACGTCATCAACATCAACAGACATTGTATACTGTGAAGCGATGTCTTCTTTTTTCGATGACATCAAATCAGCAGCCTTTTGATACAAAAGACTCTTGGTAGCGTCTCTTGCTTTATCAAGATCATTACTTACAATCGCATCAATAACTTCTTTTGAGTCAGTCATAATTAGTTCCTATTCTTATGTGCGAAATCAATCACACTAGCCATATTCTTACTATCTATAAAAAATCTATCAACAAGAAGGCTCTGATTATCAAAAGATAGTCTGTCGTACAACTCAACGATAGCCCTCGCATCCTCTTTCTCGATTACACTTGATTTACCGTCAGAGATTTCAACTTTGGTCTTACCCTCTTGAATCGCCGCTTTCATGGAGTGTACAAAGTATGACTCTTTGTTCATACGTTGCACATACTCTCTGGTTGCTTTTTCAGCCTTCTTAGGACCGGGGAATACTTCCCAACGCTTATCGTTGACATAGACAACCACAGGCGCAGTTGCTCCGAGACCGAGAGTTTTCATGGTTACGCTAGTATCACCGATGTCAAAGGAAGAGTGGTAAAACTCTTTTTCGAGTTTCGGATCAAGTGCGATCTCTGCACTATCCTCTGTTTTCTCTGGTTTTGCTTGTGTGCCGGATTCAGGTTTAGGTTCGGAAACTGCAACTGCATCATCCTCTTCCTGCTCACGCAGCAAGTCTTCGGTCACATTTAGCAGTTCGTAGATTTCGTCGTATTGCATCAATAGAACTCCTTTGTGTCTTTCTCGATCTTGCCTTCTTCACGTTCCTTCTGAATCTGAGCATCGATCTCTTTGATTTCTTCGTCGGTTTGGTGTAGAACTTTCTTACGAATGAACTCATGAGAGTAATAATTACCAACATGATCAGACATATCTCTTAGAACACCCATTCGATTTTCAAGAATCTCCGCATCCTTCAACTCTGTGAAGTAGGAGTCTCTGGCATATTCATAACGGATATCGTTTTTGATCTTATCAAACTCTTCTTCTTTCATCACACCCTTGAGTACGACTTGAAGACGAAGTGCCTGTGTAAACATTTCAGAGAACTTCTGTCGTAGTTTTTCAATCATCTTGAAGAACTTGAGTTCGTCTCGGGTGATCTCAGAGGAACGACCCATGTTGAAACCATTGTCTGCTTCTAGTCGAGTCGATGGGACACCAAGAGAGCGATATAGTTTCTTCTTGAAATACTCTACATCATCCATCTGTCCAAGATTTTCCCCACCGGGAAGAGTACTGATCTCGGTTCCTCTACCACCCTCTCGTCGAGGTAGCCAGAAGTCTTCAAGCATGGATTGGAATCTTCGGTCGTCTCGGATCTCACCCGTGTTAGCATCATAGACGAGTTTGTTACGATAACGATTCATAACATCTCGGAGATACTGCTCTGCTTTGTTCTTTGGAAGTGATCCAACATCGATGTAAAAGATTCTTCTTTCAGGCGCTCTAGAGATTCGGTAGATTACAACCGCATCTTCGATCATTCTCAGTTGATTTAGAGGTTTGATAGCCTTGTGTAGATTTCCATATACTCGTCTCTTTTGTAGATCATACAAACCAGAGTGGCAGTAAACAATGGCATCGGGGTAAATCTTCAGACCTTGCTGCTCCGGTACATTTTCATTTTCCATGTAAAGGTAGTATTCTTCGACTTTATCGACAACCTTTACTGCATCTCGACCTTGTTTGTCTTTGATTGTTTTCTTCTTGACGCTTTTGATTTTTTGAATCTTTGCAGCATCAACAGGTCGAAGTTCAAGAAGACCCTTTTTAGGATTTTGCGGATCTATGACTGCATGGTAGTAAGTCTTACCTTCGATATACCATTTTCTAAAGATGTCGTAACCTCTATTCTTGAAGTTCAACATTTTTAGAATGTGATCAAACTCTTCATTCATCTTGTCTTTGACGGGATCAGGAAGATCTACATCCTCCAGATCGAGTTGAAGAGTTTGTTTGATATCATCTTGAACAATCGCTTCATTTACAACGTCGTCAATCGCTGCATCCACCTCCGAATGCAAAGACATCTCACGATACTTGTAAATAAGATCTCGTTCGTTTTTGATCGATCCTTCAAAATCGACAAACTGCCCAAAAAACCCAGCCGATGCATCAACGTATGATGCACCGTCTTCTGGGTCAGGTGGGACAAAGGATACAGGTCTTGAAAGAATCGCCTCTGAACCAACAGTAGGCTTCTTTCGACCAATCGTAAATCCAAATAGGTCGAGTGGCATAATATAAATTCCTTATCTTTGATTAGATAGCAGCAGTGTCAGTCTGCCAGTATTGGTAAGTAAGGGTCACAGTGAATTCAGCGAATGAGTCATTGGTATCAGCAGCGACTTCAACCGCACCGATAGTCTTAGGCCAGCAACCTACGAGGTTCCATGATCGAGTTACCTCACCGTTACGGTCAAGTGCTTCTACGATCCAGTCTCGATAAAGTGTGCCACCAAAGATTTCACCTGCGGAAGTTGCTTCTGATAGGTTCGCTTGAACACTACCAAGTTCATTCTGCCAACCTTGGAACTTACCGTGAAGTTCGTAGGCTTCGTCTGAAATGAATGTAAGATCCCAGTCACCAAAAGTTCTGTCTCCGGGTGCTTTTACCTGTCGTCCACGATATGGAATGACGATCTCTCCAACTTCCATTGCTGGGATGGATGCAGATCGACACATGACTGCTTCGTTACGAGCGTTCATTGCTCCAAAAGGACCAATGTCGCCGGTAATGCGGAACATATTAGGACGGGCGATACCCTTTGATTTTACCTGATTTAGAAAGTCTCTAATGTCGTTAGGCATTGTTTTCTCCTTGAAGTTTACCCATAGGTATGTAGGGGAGGAGCCGAAGCCCCTCCCCCAATTTTACCTAATTTATGCTCCAGTTACCTCTTCAAAGGTGACATCGGTTCGGACTGCAACGAAGTTCAACTGGATGAAGTTGATCGAGCGTGCAGGCTTGATGAAGATGTCAGCGACGAACTCGTTACGGTCAATGACCTCACCAGTGTTGTTGGTCTCGTCACATACGACTCGGAAGTCGGTGATACCTCGTCTACCCTGAACTTCGCGGAGGAAGGGGGCAACGGTCGAGACGAACTGGGCTCTGGTGAACTGATCGTTGAACTCGAAGAGGAAGAACTTGGCGGCAGTAGCAATTGCTTTTTCAAGCACGATGAACAGACGACGAACATTGATTCGGTCGAATGCACTTGGCTTGCTCTGCATAGTCTTGTCTCCGAAGAGAACAGTACCTTCACCGGGGAATGCAACGACGGGGTTGATTCCATTCTTGTAGAGTTTATCTCTGTGAGCCTTGCGTGGGTTGATTGCAAGTTTTGTTACGTTACGGATCTGACCTCGATTGAAACCAGCAGGTGAGAACCAAGCATCGTTAGTGAACTCGGTTCTTGCACACAGACCAGCGACATCACCGTTGAGTGGAACCCATCGGAAGACATCATTGAATCCATCGTACTGATACTTCCAACCACTATCAAACACACCGTAAGAGGAACTCTTATTGAGTGTATTGTTGAAGTAGTTGACCACTGCATCTACCTTCGTAGTGATCGCGTTAGTGTTTACGCAGTCAGACTTGAGCGGAGAAAGGAAGGTAACAAGGTCTTTTCTTGCATCTGCAAGATCAATGAGTTTACCAGCGAGAGTTGAGTATGCTGGTCCACCGACGATAAGTGCAATATCACTTTGGGTTTCCGAATCTTCAAAGAGATCGTAACCGTTGGTGAAGAGTGCGTTGTTACTTGCTTCGCTGTGGAGATCTTCGCTTGCACCCTTGTCTGCGCCTCTTGTCATAGGCATGTAAAGGTTACGGACAAGTGACTCGAAGGTAGCACCGACTCCGCTGTCGGTTCCGTCATCAGCCGCGATTGCAGCGAAGTCATCACCCCAAGGACGACCGTTAGTGGAGCCACCAGTTGTGCCGCTAACTCTAGTTCCCTCTGGGTGGTCTCCCCACCAGACATACTCGGAGTTTTCGTTGACGACGTTTACATAGTAGTTTGAAGATCCATCAAACTTCTTCGCGTCTCTTGCTTTCGATGCGGTAAAGGTTTCGAGAACCGTTCCTCTTGCACCAGACCAGAGACCATCTTCATCGATGACCGCGATTTGAACTTCGTCATTGTGGACGTTGAAGACATCAGATGCCTGAGTAGATGTTCCGGGGAACTTATCGAAGTTTGCACCGTGAGTGTACTTGACAGTTGCAGTAACACCTGCGACATCAGCGTTATCGAGGTCAGTCGTAAAGAAGATATGAGTGTAGTCAG